GGTCTTTCGTAAATGCTTTTGACTTGACAATGGCAGCAGCAGAAGGACCAGCCGCACAGCTTGATTTGTTGAGAGACGGATTTCAAGCAGCAGGAAAGACCCTTTCTGAAATGCCATTCTTTCAGCAAAAGATGTTGGCTTCTGAGCTTGGATTAGAACTTGGTGTTCTTCAGCAAGTTATTGATGGAAACATGGATTCTCAACAAGCATTGGCTAAAGAAAATCCTCTCGAAGAACTGGCGAAAAAAGCAAACAGTGCCCTTGATCGATTGAACGACACTATTCAAAGTATGTCTGCTGGCTTAGGGACACTTATTGATATGTTCACTTTTGCCATCGACAATATCAAACTAATTGGAGGTGCTGTGCTTTTTGCATCGGCTGCTTTCAAAATGTATGCCCTTGAACAAGCAGCAGCAACCACGGCACAGTCTTTAAATATTGTGGTTACTGAACAAGGTACTCTTGCAGTAACTAAGCAAAATGGTCAAATTTTGACAAACAATACTCTAACTGCTGCCAATTCTGGAGCCCAAACTCAAAATGCGGCAGCAAAGACAGCTAATGCCGGGGCTACTGTTGGACTTGCTGGAGCAGAAACCACAGCAGCAGCCGCAACAAATGGCTTGAGTTTTTCAATGAAAGGACTCGCCGCTAGTATAAATATGGTCTTTCTCGGTCTTGGTGCAGCAGTTGGTGCTTTTATGATATTTGATGCTATTGGAGCAAAGCTAGCAGATACCCTTGGACCGGGAATAACAGCATTCATTGCCCTTGCAGCAGCTATAGGATTGGCTTATACAGCTTTTACTCTTGGGGTTGGGACAGCCGGAATCCTTGCCGGTGCTGCTGCTCTTGCAGCAGGGGTTGTAAGCTTCAAGGCTGCAATTGGTGGTTACGAAGGCGGCGGCGAAGGTCCAACAATTCCCGGCTTGGCTACAGGAGGAATGATCGTTGGCTCTGGTATGGCTATGGTTGGAGAAGAGGGACCTGAACTTGTAAGCCTTCCAAAAGGTGCTCAAGTTGTGAATAATCAAAGCACAACAAACTTGATGAAGACCATGGAAGAGACCAAGGTTTCAAACACGACAAATACAACTGCTAACGATGGTGCAATGTTGCAGGCACTCTTGAGAATTGAAAAAGCACTGAATATGCAACCAGCAGGAACAGCCGGTAGTTCAGCACAGCCAATCAATGTTTCTGTGCAGTTAGATAAGAAAAAGGTTGGTGAAGCAACAGTAGACTACATCAACAAGAGGTATGATGTATTTACATCAAACTAGGAATAGATAAAGATGGCACAAGAAAAGCAAGAGCTAAAAAAGAAATATACTGGAAGCTATGTTAATGCACTTGATGTTGCTAGATCAAAAGGGCAAGTCCTAAATGTAACTCATTTGCCATCAGGCAGGCTTGTGACTCTAACTGCATTTGTAGATCAATGGAATGACTCCTTTAGTAGTAACTGGAATAGAGAATCAGTCTATGGTCGCATGGACACCATCCAAAACTTTCAGAATACACAAAGAGTAATTGCAGTCTCTTTCAAGTTAGTTGCTGCGAGTAAGGCAGAAGCAAAGATGAATCTTCGTTCTGCTTCTGAGTTGGCACAGTTTCTGTATCCGACTTATAAAGACTTGAGCGATGGTGTTATGAATGGTTTTACAATCAGCGGTGCCCCTATCTTGTCAGTAAAGTACATGAACTTGATTACAGAATCTGATGGGTCTGCTTTGGCAGGAACTATGGATGGTTTAGACCATTCGTTTGATTTAGAAGCTGGATTCTTCGAAGAGTCTGGGCAGATTTATCCAAAGGTTATAAACTTATCATTCACATTCCATCCGTTGCACAAGAACACACAAGGCTATCTTGCTTCTGATCCTTTGTTGTCTATCAATGATGGCTTCCCATATACAAACAGTGGATATTCAGCCTCCCCACCAACGGCATTTGATGTTGCAGCAGACGACCCAGAGTCTTCAGGGGCTACTCCTGAGCAACAAGAAGCAGAGCAAAATCAAGTACTGAATGGTACCGGTGGGATATTTGACACTTTGTACGGGGATTAATGGAGAGTATTTAGATGGCTTCAAGATATGATTTAAGAAGAACGGCAGTAAACTCAAATGAGATGTATAAAGGTTTGTTGAAAAACCGTGGTATCAATTACATTGAACAATATCGCACTGGCAAACTAAAATATCCAACTGCAAAAGAAATTGGGAACTTGACTGTTGTAAAAAGAACTTGGAGAAGAGGAGATCACTACTACAAGTTGGCAAATGAATATTATGACAACCCTACATATTGGTGGGTTATTGCACACTTTAATCAAAAACCACTTGAAAGTGATATCCAGTTTGGTGATATAATTAGAATTCCAACTCCTCTTGAATTGGTATTGACATATTACGGGATGTAAGAATGGCTGGATCTAAATCAAAAACAGGATCTACAGATCCTTTGATACAAAAATTATCTGCTCAATCTCAAATTATTGACTTTACAAATGTAAAGCAATGCTTTTTGTTGTCACAGGCAGAGATTTTAGGTAAGTTATCTATTGAAGGTGAAAACAAAAATGGGTTTCTCCATTCGTTGGCACTGGTCGATGCTGACATTGGGACCTTGGTCAGCAAAATAAATAAGCCAGCAGATGTCCTAAACAAGGCTCTCAACATAACCCCACTAGAATATTCAAGATTTGTTCCAAAGATTGAATTATATAAAGTACTATACAGCGGTCCAAGAACTTTTATTGGTGAAGCACCAATACCTTTTTCAACTGACAGTGGTCAAAGTTTGCAATCAATACTGAATTCATCCAGCGGTCGTGGTGACGATGCCGGTATTGTAGAATTTAGTATAAACTTTGAAAATCAAAATCCATATGCAGCCACAAGAATGGTAAACGGAAGTCTGAAAATACTTTTTCAGAACGGCGAATCGCTAACAAAAGACCGAGTGCTGAGAATTTCTAGTGAAGGCGGAGGAACAACTTCATTTAGATTTTCCGACTTGATTAGTCGAAGAGGTCAAAGTGCAAGAGAATTTTTTGGAGAACATTATAGAATCCGTGCAGACATAGGATATCAAGCTCCATCTAATTATTCACACGATATCAGCGATGCTTTGATTGAGCAGCTTCAGTCTATGAACTTGTCTTTGATTTTGGAATTGATCGATTATGAATTGAACTTTGAACAGAATGGTGCTCTTACTTTAGAAATCTCTTATCGATCTTTTATCGAAGCACAGCTAGAAAGATCCTTTTATGATATTTTTACAATAACTTCAAATCAAAACTATATCAAAACTGAAGGCTTAGAAGATTCGCTAAAAAGCATCTCTCAGCAATTGAAAAAAGTAGAGTCTGACATTGAAACACAAGAGAGTATAATGGCTGCTGCTGAAGCAGAGATAGAAAAAAGCACCATTGCCCTTGATAAAAGGGCGGAAAACTTTGCAAATTTAAGCGAGTTAGAAGATCTTCAAGACAAAAGAGAATCACTTCAAAGTCAAGTGTCGACAAAATCATTTCAAATAAACAAAGCAGAAGGAGTCAATAAAGTACAAAAGTATTCTAGAATCCTAGAGTATTTGTATCAAAACAATAAAGTTAGAAGACTCAGGGTCCCAAAAGATCAATTGCTTTATTACTCCGACGAGTATGTAAATGCAGTAAAACAAGATGTGGTCAATCAAGATCTGTTCGGCAGCCTCCCTAGCTTCTCCGAGGGGGCAGCAGAACAACAGCTTGCAAATGAAATTGTAAAATCCAACAGACAAAATGCAGAATTGAAGGAGTTGGTCAAAGAACAAACTGGGGGAACAGTTGTTGAAGGAAGAACAGATATTGGTGCAGAGTTTGCCAGAAGAACAAATGTGGCAATTCGGAACAATGAAGGAAACCTTTTGTCCAGCGAAGAATTGACAAAGATACAAGGAGAGGTGTTTACGGACATAAATTTCCAAATCACTCAAGATGATGAGCCCAACACAGATTCAGAAACCATGGATGTGTATTGGCTTTACTATGGAGATATCCTAACGGCAGTGATAGAGATGGCTCAATTGGGGGAGAAGATTTCAAAAGATAAGATTGGCTTCATGTTTGGAAGTGCTATGATCCCCGGAGTTGAAAAAAACCTCGCAGCAATTACACTTTTGGATATGCCAATTTCGCTTGACATGTTCTTGCAGTTTTTCAAAAAGATGTTCATCGACAAGAATGTTACTAGATATTCGCTGAATAAATTTATGCATGAATCAATCAATCAGCTTTTGCTTCCTTCTATGAATCAAATGTGTTTTGCAGAAAGCACCAAAAGACCCGTAACAGTGAAGACAACTACTTTAGAAGTGGGTTCGCAAAGTGCAGAAGGCGGCAATCAAATAATCAATCCTTTCCCTTCTAATGTTGTAGAGCAAAACAAAAGAATTATTATAGCTAGCCCCAAAGGAAAAGAACTTGTTCGTTTGACTTCTGGAGATGTTATTCGAAGAAGAAATGCAAATCAAAGATTGTATTATACACTGACTTACATAGCCGAAAATGGATTGCCAACAAGTCTAAATGGTGATCCAATTGCGGATAGTGAAAAGGGAGTATATCACTTCTATATTGGTGCAGACAGAGGGCTAGCAAAAGAAGTGTCTTTTTCGAAAGCTAAAAAGAATTTCCAAGCTGAAGCTATGGCACAAAAAGCTGTTGCAGATGATGATGAGTTTGCAGAAATCTTCAACCTATTCAATGTAGATATAAACATGATTGGAAACACACTTCTCAAGCCGGGAGCTTATATATATGTAAATCCAACCTTGACTGGGCTTGGACAACAAACTTCAAGAGTGCTTGGTCTTGGTGGATATTATCTTGTACTAGGAGTGTCAAACACAATCAACAAAGATGGGTGGACTACATCTGTTCAAGCAGATTCTGTTTCAAGAGTGAGCAACCCAAATCAGAATGTATACACTCCAGATACTGCCGCAGCATCTACACAGCAAGCAAAGTTGGAGGATAAGTAAAATGACTTATAAGCTAAACGATCAAGTTGTGTTCGGCAACAACAAGCTTGGCTCCAAGCTGATGTTCAAAGAGCGACAAAGATATCAGGAGTTGTTTCCAACCGGTTCGAATTTCCCACAAACTTACACTTTTTGGGAAGGAGATAATCTGTATTACGGAAGAGAAGATCAAAATAGAAATGCTATTTTCGTAAATGAAACATATCTAAAAGCTGTACCTAATACAAAAAAGAGTATATTTGCTCTTGGCTTCGTTGTCGATGCATATACAGATTTCCAACAATGGATGAAGATCCAGATAGGCAAAAAGTTTGTAGAAGACAATTCCATAACTAAACCTTGGGCTGCTGTGAGAGGATGGGAAAACATTCATGATGCACACCATGAAGGAATGGTTCAGGCATATCAAAGTTTTTCGGGACAGTACCTTGATCAAACAGGCAAGCACAAGGACATCAGAGATTACAACACATTCCTTGACTTGTATATGAATGATTTTATAGCCAACATATTGTCAGATATCCCTTTTACTAAAAGCAGTTTTATAAGATCTAAATTCTCTAGCCCATTAATTAGTGGCTTGTGTATTGAGATTGAACAACTCAGTCACTCTTCAGATTATGAAAAGTATGATAAGTTTGTCAACAATATAAACTTTAAAACATATCTCTTAGCAGCGAAGAAGTTCGGCTTCATGGTTGACAAAAATGCTCCTTGGAGATTGATCGCCAACATTGAATCGCCAGAGATGAGAAGCTATATTGCAAAGTACATGCTTCAGTATTCTACTCAAGGAACAACAAGCGAGAACTTCACCAATCTCCAGACAAAGCATAGTCATACCTATACGATTGATGAAAATGGAAATGGTTTTACCAATTTCGTTGCAGATCCTCAGTCTCCGGGAATTTTGCATAGGCATGAAATAAAGAACTACAAAGTTATACAAGCTGAAAGCTCAACATATGATAGTTTGAATAATGTTGGCATCGGCCCTCATGCTCACCAACTGGCAACAGAGCAGATAAAAGAATTTGATATCAGTGACATCTATAATCGCTTTTATGTCAAGTCTGATACATACGATATCGATTCTTTGAAAGTTTATATGATGCAGTTTTACAACACCTATGCGACAGCATTTCCTAATGTTGCTGTTCCAAAACTGGTCTCCTGCAACCCATCAAGCCAAACAACAAACTATGGAATAACCCAGAAAACAAAGATTGTAAAAGTATTCAGAAATCTAATTGGAGAAAAGGTTCATGATGAAGAATACACAGATTTGTTCTGGACAAAGATTTATTTTATCATTAGACTAAAAGAGTTGGGAGCAAATGTTCCCGAGCCAATCCTCAACAAGAACCTTCAAAAGATAACCCAGATTTATAATTTTGTTGACAAAGAGTCTGCTTTAGAGTATATTAACAAATATTTGAAGCAATACTACTAATAGGTCAGCATTGATATTCCAAACCTTAGATGAAAAAGAAAAGTGTGTAGGCATTTATGTTGACGGGGAAATCTACAAAGATCTGCCCCAAGACGGTACTGCAACTTGGAAGTATGCTTCATTTCTTTGTGAATTAGAATTGGACTATGCCAACATATACTGCGAAGGAAAATCACTAGGCGAAGTCTGTCCTCCCGAACTAAAAGAAGATTATGATCGCATCTGGAAAAAGATGGGAGCATTCTACAAATCATTCATCACAGCAAAGGTATCTCTAAACGACCATTGCTTCTTCGATCTTGTACCAGAAGGTTTCCTAAAAGAGTTCTGTGCCATCAAGGATAAAATCACCCAGCATGTTCTAGAAACTTATGAGAAGCCACACAACTATCAAAACTTGGTCGATATCACTAAACTAACTACTGACCTACAGCAGAGAAAGCTAAACATTGACTTGTCTGTTCTCAACAACGAACTGTCAGACCAGCGGACCAAAGACTTCTACAAGAAGATAATGAGAACAGAACCACACATAAAGTACAATGTATTCGGCACAAAGACAGGCAGACTAACAACACAAAAGAATTCCTTCCCAATCCTAACCATGGATAAGAAGTTCAGAAAGATTATCAAACCAAACAACCAATGGCTGGTCGAACTAGACTACAATGCTGCTGAACTCAGGGTCATGCTTGGTCTGCTAGGACAGAAGCAGCCCCATGGTGATATGCATGAATACAACTCATATGAACTATTCGGTGGTAAGCTAACCAGAGATGAAGCAAAGAAGAGGATTTTTTCATGGCTTTACAACCCAAATGCCGAAGATGAGCAGCTAGCCAAGCTCTATGATAGGGAAGCTGTTGTAAAGAGCTATTGGGACGGCAACACCGTAGAAACTACATATCATCGGAGAATCCCAAGCGACCACTACCATGCTCTCAACTACATACTCCAAAGCACTTGTAGTGATTTGATTCTAGACAAGGCTATAATCTTGTCCGAGATGCTAAAAGGAAAAAAGTCAAAGATAGCATTTATCATTCACGACAGTATTGTGATAGACTATGCCGAAGAGGACGGCGACTTTATCAACATGGTATACTGGGAATTCCAAGACACACCTTTTGGAAGATTCAGAACAAATGCTTCTGGTGGTAGAGACTATGGAACAATGAGAAAACTATGGATATACTAATTGGATTAGGGAATGCTGGCTACAAGATAGGCAAAGCATTTTCAAAGCACCCACAATATAAAACAATCACAATCGACCACGAAGAGGGTGCGACTATCCGTGTGCCAAAGTATGATCACCCAGAGCAATACGAGCAGAACTTCCCTATTCTTGGCAAAGAACTGCGAGATGTTGAAGGTGAAATTCTCTTTATTGTATCAGGAGCTAGCATTATTTCTGGTGCTGCCCTCTGTGTTTTAGAGCAAATTCACGGTAAAGGTCCAATAAGTGTTTTATATATTCACCCAGATGTCGATACACTATCTGAGACAAGGCGATTGCAAACTAATCTTGTTTTTGGAGTGTTGCAGCAATATGCTAGATCTGGTGTTTTCAAGCAGTTTTATGCGATTGACAACCAGCAGATAGACAAAATCTTGGGCGGAGCACCGATTATGGGCTATTACGATAGTTTGAACGAGGTTATCGTAGCAACCATACACATGATAAATGTTTTCAACCATTCAAAGCCAGTGGTAGGAACTTTGTCAGACCCCAAAGATATCTGCCGAATCTCAACTTTCGGCATCCTAAATCCAGAAACAGGTGAAGAAAGTCCGTTTTTTTCTCTTGACAATGTTGTGGAAAAGCGATACTATTATGCTATTCCAGAAGAGGAACTAAAAACAGACAAGACTTTGATGAATAAGATTATGACACAAGTAAAAGATTCGCCGCAGGAAAGAGATGTAAAAGTATCTTATGGTGTATTTTCTACTCAATATGTCGATAAATATGCTTATTTCATTGCGAGTACTTCTTTCATACAAAATGAAAAAAGTTCTTGACTTTTGTTATAACTTTGTTTATAGTACACTCATAACTTTTAGAAGGAGAAAAAATGGGTATCAATATTGATAAAATGAAACAAAAACTTGCTGCTGCTCAAGGGAAGGGAGAGAAGAAGTCTGACTTCTGGCGACCTCAAGAGGGAGAGAATGTAATCCGCATTCTGCCTTCTCCTGATGAAGATCCCTTCAAGGAGCATCACTTTCACTACAATCTTGGAAACCGTTCTGGTTTCCTCTGCCCGAAGCGAAACTTTGGGGACGACTGCCCTGTATGCAGCTTTGCGACGAAACTTTTCAACGAAGGTTCTCCAGAGAGTGTACAGCAGGCAAAAAGCCTCTTTGCTCGCCAACGGTTCTTCTCACCTGTTCTGGTTCGTGGACAAGAATCGGAAGGTGTAAAGGTCTGGGGTTATGGTAAGACCGTGTATGAAACCCTCCTCAGTCTGGTTCTCAACCCAGACTACGGTGACATTACCGACCCTGAAGACGGAACAGATCTTGTTCTGTCCTACGGAAAGGCTCCGGGTATGCTTTATCCGCAAACGAAAGTTCAGCCCCGCCGCAAATCCTCCAAACTGTGCGAAGACGGTGATGAGGCATGTCAGGAGATTGTTGCTTCCGTACCAGACCTCGACACTCTTTTCGAGAGAAAGTCAACTCAGGATGTCCAAGGCATTCTGAATGAATTCCTCAACGAAGGTGTTGATGCGGAGACTGAATCCTCCGAAACCACCAAGTATGCTTCTCCCACCACTGAAGCATCTAACGATGTTGAGTCTGCTCTAAAAGAACTGGGCATGTGATTCATGGGGGGTGCAATGCCCCCCATTTTTTTTATAAGGAGATATAATGGCTAAAACAGGCAAGTTGTCTATGGCAGACATGCGAAAGCTTATCAACAAGCGAGCAGGCATGACCGTAGCACACAACTTAAATGAAGAGAATCCAACAGAAGTAAATGATTGGATTCCAACGGGGTCTAGGTGGCTAGACTCTATTATTTGTAAAGGTAAGCTAGCCGGTATCCCGGTTGGTAAAGTAACAGAGATTGCAGGTCTAGAGGCAACAGGTAAGTCATTCTTGGCTGCT